CGTCGACGTCGGCGCCGGCGCGCCTGCGGCGATCGCCGCCCGGTCCTTGGCGCGGCTGCGCCGGCGGGCATCGCGGAAATAGGTCCGCTGCTCGTCGGCCGAGAGCGTGGTGAAGCCGCCGGCCTTCGGCGCGTGCCGGGCCTTCAGCCGCTGGTACAGTTCGATCAGCGCGTCGTCGGCATTCATTTGGACGCGTCCAAATCGACATTCGCCGGCCAGCGCAGCGCCGCGTACACAGCGCCGCACCCTTCCTCGTCCATACGCTCCTGGCCCTGCTCGACCACCATACGGATCACCAGCCAGCCAAGGGCGCAGAGCGGCGGCGGGTTGAAGGCCTGGGCCGTCAACAGGTTTTCTGCAGCGCTGGCATTGCCTGCCGCGGCGCGGCTTGCAAAGGTCGCGTCTCCGCCAAGTGATTTGCTCATCGGCGCGAGCCCTCCCCCCGCCCCGGAAGGCCGGCGCTAATTTCCGCCCTTCCTCCAAAGCTGCATTCGGTGCCGGAAAACCGCACGGGCTTCACCCGCTCGCTGACCGGAAACGCGTTTCGGGGATACCCCCGGGGGGTGGCGGCCAGGCGGCGAGGGGATACCCCTCCGGACGGAATGAGCCCGCCGGCGGCGCGGTGGAGTGGCAGATTTTCGACCTGCCACCGCAGCGGCAGATTAGCCAAACAAATCATCTACTTACCCTCTTTCGTGTGACGCGTCGTCGTGTGATGTGGCGTCGTCGTCGTCGCTAAGTCCTTGATTTTGCTCATGCTCGATCACGCGCATGTCGAGGCCCTTCACCTGGTCGCCCATCGGCCCGCCAAGGTTGATCACCAGCATGCCGGCATTGGCGCCGGCCACCTGCAGGGCCAGCGGCTGGCGCTGCGCCACGTAGGGCGCCAGATCCGACATCACCTTGCGGTGGTACTCGGCCGCCTCGAGCTTGGTGCAGCCCAGCGTCTTGGCGATCGCGTCGATCGGCGTCGACACGATCTCGGCCATGGCGAGCAGCGGATGCTTGCCGTGGCTGGTGATGAGCTTCACCAGCTGGACAGTGGTGCGCGAGAGCGATCCCCTCGGTCTCCCCGGACCTAGAGCCTTCGGATTACCGTCGCCGTCCTTCACGGTGCCGAAGACGCTCGCGCCGGAAAAGAGACCGAGCTGCTCGGCGTCGGCGTCGGGATTTTCAGAGCCCGCCGCGAGCCCCTTCGCAAGGTCGTTTGCCGCCTGGTCGAGCGCCAGGGCGCCGCGCAATCCGGTCTCGGCCTTGTCAGCCATTTTCCACCCCCTTTTCAATTCTGGAACCGGTGGAACCGGGCTGGAACGGCAGGCTGATCAAGGCCAAGCCATTGAAAAACCCTATCAATATATCCCTCTGGAACTGTGGAACCGTGGAACCAACCATTGCGCGCACCCGCGCGCGCGTATGGGACATATGGTTCCACGGTTCCAGCGTTCCACTTTGGGATTTTGATAGCAATATCAACAGCTTGTGCCGATTTGCGTCCGGTTCCACTCCGGTTCCACGGTTCCAGTACATGTACGGAAGCCCGTGTTCATTTCCCTGATAATCATGGGCCGGGGTGAATGATGTTGCGTTTTTCGAGCCGGCGAGCGGGTTCGAGGGGCAAGCGCCGGCCGGCATGGGGCGTGGGGCCACGGCGAACGCGGCCGCCCGAACCCCGGCGCATCGAGCTAAAGCGGCGCGGCCCTGCCGGGCCGCTGGTCTGTTGCAGGCGCGACGCCTGGTCGCACCGCCGATCGGCCGCGCTTCCGCTTGGCCTCGCTCCATTGGTCCTGGTCGACGTCGATCGCGGGGAATGATCATGGGCGCTGTCCCGCGATCGCCATGCAATCGCGCCATCGGCCTTCGCTCCATGCAAGCAGGTATTCCTCGCGGTCGTAATAGTCTCGGATGGTCAGCGCTGTGACGATCGCCTCGTCGGCCGAGTATGGTCGACCGTCACCGTTGACCAAGTATATTGGCCTGCCGAACTCAATCAGCTCGACCACCACTCGCCACGCCGTTCCTAACCAGCTCATGACCTTGCCTCGTTTTCGTTGACGATGATGTCTTTCAGCGCGATCGCCGTGCCCTTGAACTTGAAGCCGTTGATGCGCGCGCTGCCCTCGCGCCACATCTCCGGCGGCGCCTGGCGAAGCGCGCCGGTCCATGTGCCGGCGGCGAGCTCGCCCTGCCATTTGCTGTCCTTGAACAGGCCGTGCAGCAACGTGTGCTGGTTGGGCACCAGGAGCTCGTAGTGCCCGTTCTTGTCGGTCGGCTTCATCAGCGTCAGCCCGGTCTGCTCGAGCAGCACGCGGGTCTGGGCGAATGTGATCGCCTCGGGGTTGTTGACGTCGCGCTCCCAATACTCGGTGAGCAGCTGCCCGACCGTGTGCCTGGTGCCGCCGCGCCAGGCCTCGATGCGCTGCGAAAGCAGGTGCGACAGGCACAGTTTCCAGTTCTCGGCCGCGTCCTCGAACTCGGCCAGGCTCGACACGTCGAGCAGCTCGCGCCAGCTCTCGAAATTCTCGGCGTTCGGCCCGATCTCGATCTCGAGCTCGACCGCGTCGTCGGAAATGACCAGGTCGGCCACCGCCATCAGCGTTCCAAAGGTGTCCTGGCCGCGGCCGTCATGGCCGCATGAGGCGAGGAACTCGCGCCAGGCCGTCAGCGTGGCGTTCCATCGGTGCCAGTTGTCGACCAGGCGGCGCAGGATCTTGCGGCCGAGCTCGGCGAGCTCCTCCTCGGGAATGATCGGCTT